GTACTTTAGTGTTCGTTTGTAATCTTCTAAATCGTCATGGTTATCTGGAAATGTTTCTACCAAACAACATAACTCATAACTCTCTAATGATTGTTCTAAACAAGGATTACCACCCATTACTCTATGGTCTTTATTATCACCACCATTCTTCATACGAGAATATTTTCTCATGTTATCTAACCAAGCAAAACCAGGTTCTCCATTATCTACAATTCTCTTTGAGGCTTCTGTGTAATCCATACCTAACTCAGCAAATATACTATTGTTAGATGTCCATCCATATTGTTCTCTATGTGGATTCACTTTGTAATTCTTTAAATCTAAATATTCTTCTGAATTAGGGTCACCAAATACAATCTCTGCAGTTCTTCTTACATTACCTGCTACAACACATTTACCGATGAGATTCATAATATCTACGATTGTTGTGATGGTAATTGGTTCTCCACTATTCTTATCTAATACCTTTCTAATATCCTCGTGAACCTCTTGCAATGGTTCAGGTCCTGAACTAACTCCACCAAATCCCTTTATCGGTACTCCAGCTGGTCTAACTATGGAATAATCGAATTGTACAGGAGCTTGACCATGAAAGTAACTTTCTAATAGTAGTCTTAAAGATTCTACCCAACCTTCACGAGTATCAGGTACTTGAAATACCTGTTCTTCTCTTTTCGAGTCAACTCCCTTTACTACTATCTCTCCTGCACCTTTTGTATCGAATCCTACACCAACACCCAACATACTTGCGTCCATAAGGAAACAAAATGGTTTTGCGTAATCGTCTTTTAGTGTTTTTGTTGATACAAATGCACAATTATTAAGGGCGGCGTACAAACCTTTTTCTTCGGTAACAGGCGTTCCCATTGCCCAAAGACCACGGCCGGGTGGCAAAAACTTCATAGTGAATATACGCTCATACATATCTTGAGCTGAAGCTTGTGCTTGCCACGGATTCCACCCTAATTGATGTGAATCAATCCAATTCTTTTGCATAGTGTAGGTTCCCTCAACAACTCGTTGAACGGTTTCCCACCATCTTTCGTTCTTTCCATTTTCTTTGATTCTTGAATAGGTTCTCATGTAAACCAATTCACCTAATCCATTAAAACCGAAAGGAGCCTTTCTTCTTTTATACTTGTTTATGAAAGTATCTGTTAACTTAAATTTTTCCATTGTTCTCCTCTATTTTTTATAACGCCGTTTAGTATAACCCGACCATTATTAAATATAATATATATGCCATTCTATTCGAAGCCATCGAGGTCTTTTTCGAATATTTTTTTCTTTTGTGCCAAGGTTTTTCTCATAAACTCTTGTGAGTTATCCATCTTACCTTGAGCATCCATACCACCACCTTGAGTGGACTCAAATACCTCAATCTTACCTATATTCGTGTTAATTGAAGATGGATAAGTAACTCCATCTGGCCCGAATCTATTTTTAATCACATGAAATCTACCTGTGTTAGCTATTTTGTCCTCTACCTTCCTACTAACCGAAACAACAAAATCAGCTATCATCACCTTCGAGTAAGCCTCAGCAACTTTTGTAGCATCAATCACTTCCTCTTCCAATGAACTACGATTAGCCTGTGAAGCTGTCCATATCGGACATTCAATTTCTCCAGCTAATCCTCTTAAATCCTCGTAGATATTTTCCAATACATGCCGTTTTTCACTACCCATACCTTTTAAAATATCAGCGTAATCAACCAATACCAAATCAGGTTTTATACCTTGTATTTCTATCTGACTCAAGTGTGCGGCTAGAGTTTGGACTGTAGCACTTTTGGTTGGAAAGTATTTTATCAATAATGTTCCTTCAATAGCGTCTATCTTTTTCTTTACATCATCTTGATAGAACTTGATATTTGCTGTTGGTACTCCACTAACAATGGTATCGTATCGTAATCCAACATAGTTTTGGTTTAACTCCAATGTATAATGAACAACATTCAATCCATTCTTCATGGCTGATGCTCCCATACTCTGTAAACACCAAGTCTTACCAATACCTGCTGGAGCTACAACAACACCGAGTTCTCCACCACCTAATCCACCATCCATCAGTTCATCAATCGGATCCCAACCTGTTTTTACGGTTTCCCTTGAGGACTTTGTAAGTCTTTCTTCAATACCATCAATGTAATCATGTCCTAAATCTCGTTCACTACCAGCCTTCATGGCCTCATCAACCATCTTTTTTATTTCATCATACTGACCAACTTCCAGTAAGTCCACACTATCCATGATAGCAGCCTTAATGACTTGATTCCTACAGAACTCTAATGTTTGTTCTTGTACGAATTTCAAGTCTGTACTTTGAATCAATCTCCAACTCTCTTTCAATCCATCCACCACAGCAACTTTGAGTATATCATTTTCTATCTCATCTATCTTGACCTTCATTACCTCAAGTGTTGGAGAGGTTTTGTACTCAAAGAAATAATCTCTTATAGTTTGTGCTATCCATTTGTTGGAATCAGCATCAAAATATTCAGGTTCTAATATATCACAAATGGTTTGTAGGAAAACCTTCTCACCCAATAGGGATGATATGACTTTTGTTTGGAATTTGTGTCCGAATTTAAGTAAAGTGTTTTGTTCACTCATTATTGGTCACCATAGATACTCTTGCCTCTTCTTTGTCTCATTTTTTCTCGTTTCTTCTTCTTGTAAGTATCTTTGGCTTTTTGCAAAATCCTATCTTTGTTGCGTTCGTAGTGTTCCATCTGCCACTTCCGTTGTGCATCCCTTCTTTCTTCTTCTGTTTGATATTTACGCTTTCGTCCCATTGTTAATCTTAGCATACCTGTTCAATTTAGTCCAAGTTTGCATTATCCAACTATCCATGTTCGGTAAGGCACCATACATCCTATCCTCTATGAACATCTTTTGAAAGTTCGGTTTGGATAGTTCAGGTATCTCTCCATTTACTATTCTGTTAATTTTTAATTTTGCATTTCCACTAATGTCAACATCTTGAAGTTGCATTAATCTATGATTTAAATGTATTGTATCGACACTATCTAAAATTAAATCATAAAATCTACTACCTTTATGTTTTTGAGCTTCTTTTATGATTTCATCACGAGTTATCTTGACATCATCACCAAATTGTGGAAAGTTTTTTAGGAGTGTTTTAATCCCAATTCCCATAACACCCTTAATGTTATCAGATTGGTCACCTTCAAATATTCGACTCAACAATAAGTTTTTAGATGTAACCTTGTATTCTTCCAATACTTTTTCAGGATTGTAGAGTTTCTTTTTTGTCGGCGACCAAACCGAAATTCTGTCACTAACCAATTGTAAAAAGTCCTTGTCGGTACTCATAATAACTGTTTTACTCTTGGGTAGTAACTGTTTTGCAATATAAGCCATAACATCGTCTGCCTCGACATTGTCAACTGATAAAATATTTACGGGCAGTCTTTCCAAATATTCAGCACATCGCGATAGTTGCATCAACATAGAATGCCGTTCATCATCTATGTTCTCGAACTCATTTACACGATTGAGTCTGATTTTGGTTGTTCGTTTTGCCTTATATTCAGGATAAAGTTTACGGCGGCGGTTACTCCCACCTTTACCATCAAAAACTATGATAGTGCGAGTAGGAGCTAACATCTTAATTGCGTAACCTACCGATTTCAGAAAACCAACTATTCCACCAACATGAATACCATCATCATTGGTAGTTGGTATAACACTAAACACTCTTATAAAAGTATTCAGGCCATCTATTATCAGAACTTTCTCATTGGGATTATTGGAGTAAGAATCACCGCCGTGTTTCTTTATTTCATCGAGTATCGAAAGATATCGACCTTTACTCATCGCCGACCACTTCGTCTGTATATTCCACATCATCAATACCTAACTCTTCGGTTTGATATTTTAAGATTGATGCATCACATATTTGTTTATACAAATGTCCTTCGAGTTCAGGATTTTTTTCTAATACACCCTTAAAATCTTTGGATTGGAATTTAATGTCCTCACCTTCGTATTGAATGGTGTACCAAGCTCCTGCTACCTTTAGTAACTTGTGGTCTTTCAAGACTTGTAACCAGCTTCCCTTATCATCAATACCACTATCGAAGTAAAGGTTAAAGTCAGCATGTCTCAATGGTGGCCCTAATCTATTCTTGATTATTTGGGCTCGAGCTTTCATACCTAAAGTATTTTTCTTCGTGTCCTTTATCTGTCCCATATTCTTTAATCGAATACGCGTTGAAGAATGAAATGGTAGTGCTTTACCACCACTTGTTGTCCACGGATCTCCAAACATAACTCCGAGTTTTTGTCTGAGTTGGTTTGTAAATACCAAAGCTACTCTTTCTCTACCAATCATTTGAGTAATTTTTCTCATAGCCTTTGAGATAACAATGGCTTTAGAAGTTGCCCATCCATCTTTGTCATAGTCAGCTTCCATCTCCACCTTAGTAGAGGCTGCAGCTAAACTATCAACCAAGATAGTCACTAACCTATCTCTATCACTTTCACGAACCTTTGAGACAATATTTTCAATACATTCAAAAATATCCTCTACGGTTTCAACATGAAGATAAAGTAGGTTTTGTACATCGATACCAATTGTTTCTAACCACTCACGACTAACCGAAGTCTCAGTATCTATGTAGACGGCAAGTCCACCTTTCTTCTGAGTTTCTGCTAATATGTGAGTTCCTATCAAAGACTTACCACTACTTTCCAATCCGTTGATTTCGGTTATACGACCAACGGCGATTCCACCATTTGGTCTATTGGAAATAGCTAAGTCTAAGATAGATGAACCAGTTGATATAAACTCCTTGATGTCTGTAGGAGTGGAATCACTTCCATCTAAAAAGTAAGCTACACGATTGTTCTTGAAGTTCTTATTAAGATTTTCAGCAAGAGCCTGTGCCAGCTCATCTTTGACTGCTAAAGCCATTGAATTCTCCTTATCGATTAAGAGTTAAAAAGGTCATCAAAAGCATCACTTACATTTTCAGTAGTCTTTACTGCTGATTTTAAAGTTGATGCTGGAACTGATTCGTCTTTAGTTTCTTCCTTTTCTTCATCATCGGGTGTCAACCAATTATTAAGAGCATCACTTAGTTCATCATAAGATAATTCTTGATAAACTTCCGTAATGTCTTTTTGATTGTCTAAGATATTCTCAAGTTGAGCCTTATCCTCTGTGATAGGAGTTTGATTTGGTTTAACACGAATGTTTGTTTTTGGAAACGATGCTCCAGTCTCTTCGGCGGTTAAAAACTCAACTCCGACATCACGACCATTGAGTGGGTCGGATATGTCACCATAGTCAGGATCTGCTATGATAGATAGTAGTTCTTGATAAACAGTTTTACCAAAACCCCAAAACTTAACACCTTGTGCTTCTTCTCCACGAACCACTACTGGTGCGAATGTTCTGAGTTTTGCTTCTAACTTCTTACCAAGTCTCCAATCCTCACGATTACCACTTGACTTTAACTTGTCAGCAAACTCTTCGATTGGGTCAGGTCTTCCAAATGAAGTTGGTGAAAGATAAGACTTTCCACCTAAGTCATAATGAAAAAACAGCTCAATAAACGGAGTGTCTTTTTGTAGTTTGTAAGGGCAGATTCTGATTTGAGTTTTACCCGGCTGGGGTTTCCATAGATTTGTAGTTCGAGTGTTAGTCGTTTGTAATTGAGCTAACCTCTTTCTTACGGCGTTAATATCCATTCGATATTCTCCTTATGTTTTATGTTTAATTTGTTAATTATTAATTGTCATTGGTCGTAACCTTTGACAAATATAAGTATAACTTTTTGATAAAAAAATCAAATATTTCTTGCTAAAAAATGATACCATTTTGATGGTGGTGGTGGCCCCTCAAAGGGATTCCACTCTCTTAAATCTCTTACTGATAAATGTATTTGCAGTTTACTCCAAATGATAATCAAAGTAAAGTCTCTATTAAAAAATATACCTGATATCGCTCTGTAATTTGGTTCGTCAGGATACTTTTCATCATAACCATAATATTTGTTCCAATAAATACTCATTTATTAATTCTCATTTTAAGCTAAAAAAAAGGTGATGAGTTTTAGATAAATTAAATTATCGGTATATGTAAGAAAGCCTCATCACCTCTAAGGACTATGATTATCAATAGTCAAATTTTTTGGAAAGTTAGGGAATACAATAACACCCTTCTCATCTTTTCAATCTGTAAAGATACCTTCCAATGTTTGAAAATATTGGGATGTAGGATTTTGCGAATACCTACAACTTTTAGCTCAGATTTGTTCGAACCTCTTACCTAACACCCATCAGTTACGATGGTTCTCCTCAATAATGGTTAGTTATCGTTGGAGCGAAAACAACTTCTGTGTCATTACCTTATCTCTCTGAGAATAAATTATTCGGTCACACGGTGGGACTTCGGTTTTACCCTTACCCACAAAGAGGTCAAAGAATCGCTTCTTTGTATTTCTAAAAGTACATTCCGAGTCGTATGTCTACGAAACTACCTTGTTAACACCACATTCGGCATTGAGTTAGTCACCACAACATCTCGGTGGATTACCTTATGGGCTTCGTTGTCACCCATTTTTCGGTCAATCCCCATAGAGAGGTAATTAATCTCTCCACTTTTATTTTCAAAATTTTCAAAAAACTTACGAGTCGAGTCCAGAAAGGGAACCATACTTCGATTCAACGAGATAAGTGAATTCTTTAATTCCTATCCCCTAACAGTGATGACTTAACATCTTAATCGACTCGTATATATATATTGTCTTGATTTCTCAAAACAACATTTTTAATGCTTAATTTTTACCTTTTAATCTACCTTCACCATCATTTATATGATATGGAAAATTCAGAGGTAGTCCATCAGGACCCATCAACTCACCATTCATCGCTTCATTGAAATCGTGTTCATCCTTATCGGAAATGGTATCAAATTTACCTTGTAGGTTGTCCATTAACTCACCAACCAATTCTTGAGCGGATGAAACATAAGAATTAGCATCTACGGTTCCATCAGTATCGGTAAGATGGTAAGCGTCTGTTAATTCTTCATCAATTAATTTTAAGTAATTTATAATTTGTGATTTTTTCATTTTGGTTCCTTTTTTAATAACAATAGAACTTACGAATAAAAAACGAGAAAGTCAAGTCTTTTTTTAAGTTAATTTATACTTTATGTAATTCGGTAATGTTTCCATCAGATACCAACCCTCAGTTGGGCTGATATCTAACCACCATATCCATCCGACAAAAATCAATGTCCAAAATAATAAGAAACTTTTAATCTTGTTCATCATTATAAGTACCTCGGTCCTGTCCATGCGAACCAATTAGTTCCTTTATCAAAGATAGAACCTCTTTGCCACTTAGCTGGTGATGCCCAACCTGCTGCTTTAAATACATCACCTTTCTTGTAAGGAACTCCCTTGAGAACTCCATCTTCATTCGCGATGAATCCCCAAACTGAATTACCTTGAATAACTTTGGTGTACTTCCTACCAATTTTAACGGTCACACCTTTGTTGAATCTCTCGATTCCTTCTTCCCAAGTAGTCCACTTGGCGTAGTCTACTTTGATGTTTTCGATTAGTCTTTCGATATTTTTTCCAAAATCTTGTTTCATTGTTTTTTCCTTTTTTTGATTACGACAGAATATACACATAATTTATGATAAAGTCAAGTCTTTTTTTTAATTATTTCCATATAAATCGTTTGGATTTTCATCTCTCAGTTCTTCTCTATATTCATCAACATCTGAATCTCCATAACCAATTTCTCTCATTGCGTTACCAATTTTCATACTATCTTCAATGGATAATTTAGGTGATTTACCCCAATAGTCAAACCCTTTGAAGTAAAGTATCCATATATTCTTACCATTTGTAAAGTAGATGTTCTCATTTTCTATCTTATCAATCTTAAACATAAGGATTTACCTTTGTTAAGTCTGCTCCAACCCAACCTTTAGATTCGGAGTAGACCATCTTGAACCTACGACCCAATCCACTTACATCTTGAGATATCCTCACTACTTTTCCAGTATCCTGCCAAGACATCATTTTTTTCATCCTATCTGTTATATACCAACTCACACTCTTATCAGCGATACTTAGGTGGTCGGTGAATGACCAATTTTTTCCAGTTATAGGATGTTTAATAACAAACCTAAACGATTTCATTGTATTTGTCCAACTCATAATTAATTCCTCTATTTAGTTACGATGTAAGGTTTATCCCACTTTCCAAGTCTAACACTACTATACCAACCGACATCAAAGTAATCTGTCATGATATCAGAGTTGTCATGGTTTCCATTGTTCATTGCTGGAATGACTTCACTCAAGAATGCTAGTGCTTCAGGATTATCCTTGAAGTGGTCTTGATACCAATACTCATTGATTTGGTCAGTTTCAAAATCAATTGAACCACTTTTAAGGTTGAGGTTCAAGGTTGAATAGTTATCGACAGAAAGAGTCCCTTTCATATTATACTTCTTTAAGATTTCCTTAATCTTTGGAGCGAGAGTTTTTTTCTTTTCTTGATTCATGTAAGCCATTTGTTAATTCCTTTTTATTTTGTTAGTTTTTATCTCTTTAATCATATAAGAATATACGAAGAAAAAACGAGAAAGTCAAGTCTTTTCTTCGAATATTTTAAGTTTTTTTTAGGGTAACGGATGTGTTACTCTTGGTGTAAACTCACCCCAAACAGGAACTTCCTCGTCAGGAAAGAAATCCAAAGCTTCAATCTTCTCATCGTCTGAGAACTTCTTGGATTCAGGATGTAACCATAGGTCAGAATCAACCCAATTCCACTTAACACTACCATCCTCATTCCTATTCTGAGGGTCGTGAAGTGCTTCGATAATTATTTCTTTTAATGTCATTTAGACTCCTTTTTTTTAACTTTTTTACTTTTCTTTTTTTCTTTTTCTTTAATCGCTTTCAATCTCAACTCGATGTAATCCATCAATTCTCCCATACTACCCTCCTTTATATTTTCCAAGTAGATACTTAAAAAACACATCCACAACTGTTCCATCAACTACCTCACCGATACACATAAATCTTGTTCCGACAGTATCATATCCATTGAGATAATGTAAGGTTTTATCAGGCTGATGGTCTTCAAATGGTAATTCGGTTTCTTCACCAATTTTCCAATCAACAGGACCGACCATGTCCCATCCTTTAATGTTTATTGTTTCGTGAACTAATTCGTGTTTCATTATTTTTTCCTTTTTCATAACACTTGAATATACAAACTATTTTTGTAAAAGTCAAGTCTTTTTTTTAACTTTTTTTAATTAAATTCCATGAGCTAATTCAGCTTTCATCTCAAGATGTTCAGCTTCTTCGTCTGTCATTGGTGTTCTACCGATGGCTTTATCCATCTCGGTGAAGAATTCATCCATGTCTGCCTTTATCTCGTCAAGTATGGTTTTTCTAACATCGACTTTAACAATTTTAGGTTTTCTGAATCCGAACTCTGCGGTTGGAACTATTAGGTCTTTTTTTGTAATCATTTTATTCTCCTTTTTAATCACATATGAATATACGGAGAAAAAATGACAAAGTCAAGTGTTTTTTTCAACTATTTTCACTTTTTTTCAAATATACCACTTTAGTGGTTGACTTCTTGACCTATGACGAAGTCGTTGAATGGACTTTTCTTTGATACCTCGAACTCTTTCACGAGTTAAATCAAACTCTTCACCTATTTCATCCAATGTCAATTGATCTTCTCTATTGATTCCAAAGAACATCTCAGTAATAATTCTTTCTCTTTCACTTAGGGTGTCCAAAACACAAGTCACTTCCTCATTCAAGGAATCTTTCATCATTTCATGATCTGGTGTCTCAAACTCTGTATTTTCATAAACACCTGCTTCATAACCAATAGTCTGTGAAACATCCCATGTATCTATGTGTTCTTTTTCATCACCAATTGTGACTTCCCAAATTTCATCTAAGACATTTGGTTCTTTATTTTCGTAACGATAAAATTCTATCGTATCGACATCACCTTTATATAACTCGGCTAGTATTTTGAATTTCTCATGTTGTCCCTTTAAGGTTTTGTAGTTTTTCAGACATTCTTTACAACCTTTGGTTCCTTTGACTCCCTCAATACCATTCTTGTGGATATCAAGATGCATTTCTGCGTGTTCCATCAAGGTCAACGGTGGGGTCATGTTATGAGGTTCATCTACACCCCCATGATGTCTCGGAATGATATGATGTTTATTTAATATTGGTTCATTGTTATACGCTTTTGCGTGAAACCAATGTTTTTTAGTTTCTTTTGTGAGTTTTATCTTTTTCATTTTATCTCTCTTTATCATATATTAATATACGGAGAAAAAATGAGAAAGTCAAGTGTTTTTTTTAATTATTTTAACTTTTTTTATTATGAATTAGGTCGAGTGCTAGGTTATGGGAGAACCTACCAGCCTTTGGGCCACCATTTACGGCTCCATCGCTTTCACCTGGCACCTTTACCCATAGATAAGCATCCACTATCTCATCACAGGTATTTGTTGTGGGTGGTTCTCCTAAGGCACGACCATAGGGATTGAAATGTTCGGAGTTAGCTCCGTTTCCATTTCGTGAGGTATCGATGACGAAGTGTGTGTCATCCAATCTTTTGGAAATATCCTTTCCATATTTATAACAAGTTGATGTGGCGTAGTAATTACTCGTGTTGAGTGTGAATCCTTTTATCTTATGAACATCACATAGTCTTAGATAACTCGTGGCCTTGGATGGACTTAACCATTTGGGATGTCCTATATCCAAGTATACAAGAGCGTTTGTCCTACTCAATAATTCAACAGAGGCCTTGATTAAACTCAACCTATCCATTCCATCAACCACACCCATGTGTTCCATGTGTGGTATACAATCAGGTTCATATATTACTATTGGTGATTTGTCTCCAAGTGAATTACAAAACTCTTGAATGAATTCCAAATACTCATCATCACTTTCTGCACCACCTTTTGAGTGTGCTCCTAAATCCCTATTGGGTATCGAGTAAATTACTAATGTTGGTAAATATGGATGTGCTCGTTTGAGTAATCTTTGTATTGAGTGTTTGGTCTTTCTAATGGTTCGTTTAGGCCCAACACCATACCAAAAAGCTGTGGGTTCTTTAGTGATTTCTTTGATTTCAGGATGTTTGGAACAGATGTCTTCCCTGCTGTTCCAATCAGGATAGTAAAACCTATAATTCATTAGAAGTTTTCGTTTGACCAAGTCTCCGTATTGATTATTTTATGAATTCTTGTTGGTATGATGTTTAGTCCTTTATCATTGACTAACAATAATGAGTTTTGAAACTCACTCCATTCTATTGGAAATTTTTTATCCAATACTCCATTATTCTTTTTTCTGATGACCTCGTTGAGTGCATTTATCGTGTATAATGTATTGGATTGTTTCTTACGATGTAATGCTATAGTATCCATACCTTCGATAAAATTATCTTGGTTGTTTGGTATGTTGTAAGTGCATATTAACTGTGACGAATCTTTTTGGTTCGTGAACACATAGATTTTATCAAACAGAACATCATGTGATGCTATTATTAAATCTACCACAAACTTTAATCTATCTTCTGCGGTAAATGTACAAAGTAATTGTGTTCTCATTATTTACACTCCCCATAAGTTTTCTTTAGTTTATCTTGATTCTTTATTTCAACCTCTGATAGTCGTTTCCTAAAGTCATCTCTCGATACACCTTTCTTCTCTGCCAGTTTTTTGTTTGAACAATATAATCTTCGTTTCATATCATCAGGTAATTTCATCTCGAATGATGCTGAATTTAGTGAGTTATACCCCTTACCTTTATTTCTAACCACGAAGTCTGCTACCACCACTGGTTCTTGACCATCTATTTCTAATACTAACCTACCATCTTTTATCTTTAACTTTTTGGACAATTCATCATAGGTATATGGTTTATTTGTTTCAGGATTAACACCGAATACCTCACCTAAAACTTCAGGATCACAACGAAGACCACCTAATGCCATTGCTTCTTCACCTTCCATCATTGCCTTTAATGGAAACTTTTCAGCTATCATGTCCATTGTTGAATCATACATTGCCCTTCCTGCAGGTGTGTTAAGATTTAATGTCTCTCTGAGGAATGCTTCCTCGAAATCTTTTCCTATCTGTAAGTGTGAGTCAACTCTTTCCTGTGCCTTTTTGTTACCCTTTCTGGCCAACATCTTATTCATCATTACTAATGTTTTTGCGTAATACTTCTGACCAGTTCCTAATAATTTTTTAAGAGGTATCATGTTACCTCTTTTATCAGGTACCATTATATCACCACCATGATTTTTCATAAAATTGTCATAGACTTTTTTCTTTATTGGTGGAACATTATAACCAGCTTTCTTCATCTCATCGGTAAGTTGTCTAACACCCTTCAATGTAGCAGTATCCATACCTGCAGTTGGCATACCTTGTGTCCCACTCATTTCATCTATCTCTTCATCAGTAATGCCTTCTAACTCAGCAACATCATCCTGTGTGATAGACCTTCCCATTCTATCGGTGCTTTTTTCTTGTTCATTTTGTGCTCGAACTGGATTAGCTGGATTGTCCTCTCCATACAGTTCGTTCATCGCCACCTTTCGAATTCTATCATTAAAGTCTTTCAACTTTCCTAATTCTTGTTGTTCTTCTTTAGTGATGGTCTTGTCTTTCTTTTTCAACTTTAACTCTTCAATTCTCTTTCGATTTTTTCTTGCTCTTTCAACAAGTTTAGGAGATTTTTTGGAAAGTGATTCAAACGCCTTATCCTCTACATGACCACCTGCACTCGGTTGTGCAAACATGACTTTGGTGTCTTTCTTTAAAGATACCTCAATTAATTTACCTGACTTGGTTCTAAAATATACATCGGTTGAAAAACCTTTTTTATTATAATCTAACCCCATGGCTTCAACTTCATCCTTCAAGTCCCAAGCTCCAAACTCTATATCATCATCTCCTGCCATATCTCTAATACTTGCCCTGGCACCAGCGATAGATTCTAACCAATCCTTATCGAAAAGTCTCTCACGAGGGTTTTCTAAGTTATTGTGATGGTCATTAATAACACTCATCAAACCATTAAATTGTTCATCATTCATTGTTGCGGCCATCATGGTGAATAGTTCTGCTGCCTGTGCCGGCATCTTTCCTGCTCCCGAACCATCAAGTACATCCGTCATATTTACATTACCATTTGAATTTAATAACCTAACCATCGTATCGATATACTTTTTTGGAACACCTGGTGGAAAATGTTTAGCTATGGTATCCCTTGTGATTCTTTTACTTTCATCCTTCAATCCAGCATTAGTAACCTGTCCAGCTTCGACTCTTCTTTGATACTCGCTGTCATTAGGTTCTACATCCCTATCATAAAAATCTTTATCAACATCATTTAATTCTTTAGTTGGTTTCGAAGACTTTTGTTTTTTGTCTTTCTTATCTTTTTCCTTTTCAGCATCCATGGCTTTTTGTGACTTCGGATGTTTTTTAATATAATCTTTTTGTTGCTGTGGAGTCATCTTTGTCCACCACGAATCGTCTGTTTCATCCTTTGTTTCAGTTAGATTATATAATAACTCGTTTACGGCGTTTTCATTCCAACCACTACTTAGTAATTGCTGTCTCAATAATAACCTATGATTTGGATTGGTAAAATCAGGAGCACCGCCTTTTGATTTGTAATTAAAACCCTCCATTATTTTATCCCAATAACTCATAATTTCTCCGTTATATCTTTCATTTCGTGATAATTCAATCCCTTTGATGTCTTGGTAGGAAACACTCCATTCTGTTCTAATATACCCTTGACATCTTTTATAAATCCCAATCCATCTTCAATCTTGAAGTCAAATAGGAAACTATCGTAACTATAAAGAATCAACTTACTCTTTTTATCTCTTAAATACGGAACTAAATCATTCAACACCTTCATGTTGTTTTCCGTTTCTAATAATTGAATCATGTAATTAAACAACTTATTACGATTCATGGCAGAAAGATTTTTTTTGTGTATTTCCTTATTATAAATATCACTTTTTACCAAATCTCTTCGTTTAAAATCCTTCCAAATTTTTGTAATGTAATCATTCACAATATAAAAGAATGGGTTAGTATCTATAATTTTTTGTGGTATCCTACCATATAGATACTGAAATGATGTCTGTTTAGAGGTTTCATAATCCACATCACCATAAAATTCAGCCATGTGCTCATGAACAGAACCATTTGGAAACTCATAGTCTAATATATGTCCTATTAATCTCAAGTGATATGCATCATAGTCAAACTCAACTAACATCCCATCATCGAACCGACTCACATATGGTTTTCTTGAACCATCCTTTTTGTTGAGGGCGGCAAAGTTAATACCACCGAATCTATTACTCGGTCTACCAGTTGAGGTGTATAGATTGTATTCACTATAAACCATCTCATCATCTTTTTTCAACCCACCCCTTTCAATAAAACTTAAATTACCGATAATCTCATCATTGTATTTTTCATGAATTGGTAATTCATAATGCTTCTCCAATAACTTAACCTGTTCTCTACATAACTCCAAATGTTTTAATATTGGTATGATACGATTTGTGTTTTTCATTTTCCACATTACTCGGTGAAAGTAATCATGTGTATTGGTGGATAATTCGTCCCATTCCAATGGTTCATTCTTACTCATATAGTATTGTAAGTTCACATCAACCACATCATTAAGTTTTACTATATGATTAAGTTGTTTTTTATCATAAACAAACTTACGACCAAGTTTATCCAATGTCAAGAGTAATTCTAATTTTATTTTTAGTGTTTCACCATGATTGAAGCACAATATTCTCTCCACCCCATCTACTATTTTTACATACACAGCACACAGAGTGTTTTTGAGTGGATGTAGATTTACATCCGACAAAATTGGAATTATGAAACAATCTTTATTTTCGTTTTCTTGTAAGAAATCCTCTAATTGATTGTCTTTTTCTATTATCACTATAACCTATTTTTCCCAATATTCTTTTGACCATAGTTTAGTGGTTTCAGGAAAAGTCTCTAACATCATTTCTTTTAGTGCTTTTGCATATTCTTGTATTTCCCATTGTGCCGTTGGTTCATCTCTTAATTCGATGAAGTTCATCACACTTTGGAAAGACGCTGTCCACCAAACTAATGTGTATTGTGAAAGTGGAAGCACGATACGAGCCTGTTCTTTAGCCATTCCAGCCTTAATCATCCTATCGTAAGTCATTTCGACCTGTTGCATATAATCATTGTAACACGCGGACATTCTCTTCTGCTGTAAATCATCCAACACACCTTCACTTGCCTGTTTGTTATCCTCACTCTGTTTTCTCCAAACATTTGGATGATAATACTCTTGAACAGGAATGTAACGACCACTAATCTCATTCCAAGCATGGTCTTTTGTTACACTTGATGATGTGGTTTCTATACCAACAACATGCTTATACCATTGTCGCATCACAAATTCAGGTGCCTTAATAATCACCATAATATGTTGATGTCTGAATGGACTAAAATGTTTGTGTTTGATTAAAAACCTTGATAGTCTTTTGTCCTTGTTGGTGAATTCATCACTACGACCACCAAAAGATACACGAGCTGCATTAACGGGCGTTAAGTCATCTCCAAGTGTATCGACAAGTTCAATATAACCCTTATCTAATACATCGACTTTCATAATATAACCTTAATTTTGAATATAATTAGTGAGATAAAATCTCAAATACACTTTTAATAAGCTCCACCGCCTCCGCTGGAACCACCACTTGAACCACCTTGACTACCACCTGATGCGCCACCCTTAGAACCACCTTTCTTTTTCTTCTTTTTCTTTTTTCCACCTTTTTTGTTTTTTTTCTTACCGCCCATTTTAGAAGGGTCGAATCGAATTACACTTGAATCCAAGCTTAATAATTTATTTTCTAACACATCCTCAGGTCCTAAATAACCATCATATGCATCTAAAACATCCAATAGTTCTTCAAATCCTGACTCCTCTAAGAATTGAAGATTTTCTGTATTTTTATCAAAAGTTACTTTTTTATTATATCCAACTGCCCAATCGACTTTTATTTGTTCATACATTGTTACACTTTTGTTTGAATCTAATTCATTGATTTCAAATACCAACTCATCCCCATAGGATTGTCTAACGAAGTATCTTTTTGAAAATCCTCTTTTGATATCTTTTTTAGCAGGATTCCACTCGTAAGGTTCAACATAATCCTGTGGTGGTATATTTGCCTTGAGTTTTCGATACTGACCAAGTAATGTATTTCCATTTACCCTAAATATTTTAACAGATTGAGGTTCATGTTTAGCTTCCGTCATGTATGTTTCTTTTTTCGTATCAGGATCTATATGAATATGATAAGGTGTGTTCCTTTCAACCATTGTTCTATCAGAGTATATGAATTCATTGGTGTTATTGACTACACCCGCGTTATCGATGTTGTAAAATTTATTATTGGGTGCCTTAGATGGGATTTTGATTTCATTTTTCATGTCTCTCAAGGTTTGTAGATTAGTCTTCCAAGCACCAGGTAAATAATTCTTGACCGCATCAAGGTCAAATCCGAGGTTGGAAAAAAGTTTACTGTTTTTTTTCTTTTTACCTTTTTTATTTTTCTTTTTCTTTGATTTCATTTAATTTACCCTTGACCTGGCCACCCACCTGATGGAACGAAATCACCAGCGTTTGGTGCTGAAGGAGGACCTACATAATCAGGATCACCTTCTCCTACTAAACCATCATCGACTTCAATGTCATCAGGATTGTTCACCCCACTTTCAGCTGATGGAGATACTGTTGCCGGCCGACTATTGGTAGTTTCTGATTGGCCCAAATTAGAATCTTCTGCTATTTTAGCATCACCTTTGGTGATAAGTTGAGGATCATATCCTGCTGCATCCATGATTGCACCTATAGCAACTCTTAACTGACCACCTATTGAGGTCTCCCATTTACCACCACTAATTGCTTGACTTACACTCATTACTTGAAAAACACAATAATTTTTAAACCTATCAGGTAGGTAACTCACATGAAAAACATTACCTGGATAAATACCACCTATACCCGAGATGGTAATGTCCAAATCAACTGGATATAAATCAGTCGAGGTTTGTGCATCTTTCATTTTTTGAGCTTTATCGGCTGATATACTCTTCATTTCTTTATTTACAGTTCCTGATAAAATATTATTCATAACTCTTTTATGAAGAATTTCGTCTTTAAAATTTTCTTTTAAATTACCATCATCTGTGTATAGGGCCTTAGAATCAAAATCCTTAAAGAAGTTCGTAATAGGGGCATCAGTCTTCGAAGCAGTATTTGCCTTTGAATCGATTTTCTTGTCTGCTGCATCTTTTTCATCATCTTTTCTATCTTCGTGATTCTCTTGATACTTTTCAATCAAAGCTTTCCAATCTATCAAATCAAACTCTATCCCCTTTTCTACACCAAAATATCCATCACTGGTTCCACTCATGTCTCCTGCATTTTCTAATAAAAATGGATTTATAGAACCAAACTTACCTGATAATTTAGCAGGTTCTACAATATTTTTTTGTGACTCATCATCTCCATCACCACCCAATGAACCAAAAGCTGCCCCATCGGCATCCCCTTGTGTATTTGATGTTCCTTTTTTTGCTGTTCCAGCATACATGGCTGATACGGCAAATGAACTTGGTAATTTTGCTGATAATGTTTGACTGATAACAATACTTCTATCTCCCCAAGATTCAAACACATACATTGGAGAGTCTACTTTATTTTCTTCCTTAGTGTTTTTCGCCTTTTCAATATATGAAGATGGGTTGTCCACAGTGCTTTTTGTATCAATGACTTTTACATTTCCAGCCAAATATGGGTCATTAACTACTGTAAAACTCCAAAAACCATTCACATCGGAGTTAATATCATTAAATAGGTTTTGTAATCCTTGTGATAATGTTTTAGCATCTTGAAAGGCTTCCATCACCATGTCAACTGAAAGTATTAAGTTTCTTAAATATCCACCATCATTTTCATTATTTGAAACTCCGAATTTCTCGAAATTATTATCTGCTATTGATGAAACAGCGGCACTAAACTCTTTTGGATTTAATCTTAGCTTATCGAAAAAACCTGTTTCCTCGTCTTCTTCAACAGGAAACTGACCTGGTATAATCCATCTATCTCTATGTGGAGTTACGAGTGCAAAATGATTACTGACAACCACAGATTGAAATTTAGCCTCTTTGATATCATCAGTCAACCCACCACCTTGAGATTCAAATTGACCAGTTTCCTTATCCACAACTGGTTCTATACTCCTAAATGAATTAGTTATATTGCCCTTTTCATCATATTTTGCCACCCACTTAGATAATATATTATCTTCCATCCAACCCCATGTCATATAAGGGCCTGCATTTTTTGTTAACCCAAACCAACTACCATCACTTCGAGTCATAAAAACACCAGGTGGTTGAACGGAACCTCTTTGCCAGGTTGTATCAGTTGGTTTTGCCAATGGTTTACTCACATTCTTAGACCCAAACCAAGATGTTGAACCCACAGCTATAGTAATTAAGGTTTCTTGCATACCCGCTATAAACTCTCCGAGAGTTGGCCATACTTCTTGAGTATCAGGTTGACCCGTATTTGATGTAGTTAATGGTGCGTCAGCTTGGTCGAGTTGTTTACTTAAAACATTTACACCACGAGACACTATGGTTGTTTGAACATTAAACCCACCATCATCTCTAAGTGACCATTCAAAATTAGATATAATTCCAGCCATACCATCATACAATCCACCAGTTTTTAGAACCAAAGAATTAATACCCGTATATGCAGTTCCATCTAAAAAATCTTTTTCATCTACCGTTGTATTCGTTTGTGAGGTCATCTCTTTTGTAGAACCATATCCCCACTCCAAAAGAATACCCTTACCTGGTGATGCAAAAAATGGTATTAGTCTTTCTAAATCAGTCAAAGAATGTGCAACCCAATTAATAGTTGCTTCTCTAATAGCCTTTAATCCACCTTTATACTCGCATGATAAATCCAAAATTCCAGCTATCGGTCTTTTTAACCTATCTGTGGTGGGTGCTAAAGGGTGGGAATCTTCATAGAGTTCAGTAAAACCAAAATTTAATGGGTAACCTTCATTTACATTTTTGAAAACTTCACCACCATAAATTCTTGCCCCATTGATACCATTCCAATTTACACCACTATACATCTTAACCCAAAGGGCCTTAACTAACTTATGTTGTAATTTTTCACTTATCGTTTCGTGAGAATTTTGAGAATCGCGTCTTGCTGCTGCCTTTTCTCTATCAACGAGTGTTTGTCTAACATTTTTGTTGATTGGTGCTAGATTTATCATAACATTATCTGTTCAAAAATTCTTGATTTATACTTCTGAACTCCGTTAGTATAGGACTAATATTCATTGGTATTCTTAATTCTTTATCAGGATCGAGTGAAAAACTTCCATTTTTCAGAAAATTTGCCTCTGCAATTATCCACCAAAGTGAGGTGTCACCATAAAACTTGTGGGCTAAGGTATCCAATCTCTCTCCATCTGTTGGGACATAAAATTTATCACCATCTTGAATCGGTATTGATGGATAGAGAGTAATACCATATACCCTTTGTCCTATTTTATTTTTCTTAGTCACTGTATTTTCGTATCTACCCATTGTTTATCCTAATAAATTTTGAAAATCTTGTGTATCGGTTTCAGAGACACCTGGTCTGTCGTCTGATAATTCATATTCATTACCCTCAGTATATCTGAATTCTCTTAGCCAAGGTAAGTCGAAGTGTTTACCTTGAGATGCTAGTATATGACTACCAATATGAGTGAATGAACATTCTACATCTACGACCTTTGGTAATTGATAACCCTCATCAATCTCCCATGTGGATTGTTCATTAACGGAAAATGATAAACTTTGTAGATAACCAGGCATCTTGTTATACATATCACCTATGGTGAGTGTTATAAATGGTGCGTCCATTCTATTACTGTTAGATATTTTTTTCCATGAAGGATAAGTCAATCCCAATAAGTAATTTAATTTTTCCCAACATATTATTAAATCTTGCTTAGATGAGGCTGCCACAGAGAAGCTAAAACTTATTTCTCTATCTGTTCCAATGTAAGTGTGAATTTTATCAGGTCTACCAATATATTTTTCACTTGAATACTCTGGCGTTACAGAATCAGATATACCATTCAGAGTGGCTGGAAATATGACATACTTATTATTATTTAAATCAAAAAACTTGAATTTTATATAGTCATCATTGTTATCATCTTCACCATATTTATGACGATTTATTCTTTCCATCCTTTCTAAATCACCCAAACTCTTATTCTTTACAAGACTACCAAATTTTGTAGATACTGATATTACACCTGAATCTGACATCAAAGGGGGAACTGATTCCGTAGTCTTGACTCCATCCTTTACTTCCTTAACTCTTTCAGAATATCTTTGTGAAGTATTATCTTTATCAGGTAATTCACCATAGGCAAGAACTCTATACCTATCAATGTTGGATATACCTACACCAAGTGCCTTTGAGTCAGGAGCACCTTCAACACCTCTGTGGTGTAAATTTTGATTTGTGATACTTGTCGTTTCTAAAGTTCTTTTGAATAAAACTCCATCTACTTCTGCGACTCTGTTCGGTGCTGTTAATTGGAATTCATGTTCGGTTGCTCCTTTAATTCCCTCAGGTTTGAACCTATTTTCACTATAAACTGTCAATGGTGAGATACCATCTCCTTTGGTAGATGAATATTTAGCATCATCATCAACATCTTGTGTTATATTTACTAATCCAAATTTACTTCTGTTTCTTGGCCCAAATAAATTACCAACACTTCTTGTTTTAAAATCATTATTAGGGTCTTGAAGAAAGTTAAGTGACTGACCTTGTCGTCCTTGTGTGGATGTGGTTGGTAAAGTTGAAAGTGATTGGGGTTCAGTTGAAAGGGCGTTAGGAAATCTTTCCTCATCTTTGTATATTGAATTTATGAGAATTGTTGGATTATCCAAATCTTGATTCATACGACCAAAATTATTATTATCCAATACAAACTTTTCATATGTATCACCTAATGTTTTGGGACTACCCTCTGTTAGAGCATCATGGTATCGTTTGACATATCCATCTTTAGTATCATCACCTTGATTTAAACCTTGATTATTGTCATAAAAATACTTGATTGTAGGACTTATATATCCATCATTTTCAGTTTTGAATGGGTCATACTTATAAGTAATAGTTTCTCCGAGAACACCAGTAGTATCCGTTCCACTTTGTTTAGAAGTAAAATTGAAATTTTTGATTACTGATGGTGATCCTGTTCCTAATCGAAAATATCCATCGTTACCATCTGCACCTTTTTTCTTTAAGGATAAGTAATTATTTGTTTTATTATATATTGTTGAGTCTGTATCAATATAAGGGGATAGGTTTGTAAGTATGGTTTTATACGGAATAGGTCCCTCACCATACAAAGCTAAATCAACATGAGGATTAAAGGGGTCGTTAGCATTTATAATAAACTTTCTTACTGCTGGTATACTTTCTCCTTCCTCTTTATAAAGTTTTGGCTCAACCGATTTTCCGTCAGGATTCTGAGCATCATATAGAATACCAGGATGCCCAAGTGATATACCCTCAAAATCGTCTTTTAATAATCCTATATTTTTTTGAAATGGTATAGATTTTTCTGATATATCACCTTGTCTTCCAGCTAACATATCAGCTGCAGTTGTTTTGTCAATTACAATATTAATCGGTGAACCAACATTTTTTGCATAAGGTGCATCAGGTGATGAAGGTTGATTATTTAACTCAGGAAATACATTAGGAGAAAGTGATGTAATAGTTCCTGCCGTTAAGTCAAATGATAATTCAGGTATACCAGGTAGAGCTATTTGTCCACCCGCACTTGGAACCATTGCAACAAGATGTGCTATTGTTGTTCGTTTTGTAGTTCCATCGACCCAAGATTTACTGAAAGGTCCTTGCTTTACGGCCTTGGCATAATTACCAAGTGGACTATCAGCATCCCCATCACTTATAAATGATAAATCAATACCAATATGTTTTGTTACTGCCTCATAAAGTTTATTAGTCCCACTTTCATTCAGATGCCTATCCATATGAACGATTGGTGCTATAGAGGCTAATGATAATGGATTATATATTCTTGTTTCACTTCTTGGATTTAATAATTGTAGTCCTGCCTGTTTTGCTAGAAAAAAGATACCTTTAGGTGTAAGTAAGAATTTACCAAGTCTAACAGCATCATGTAGTGTTCTTGAAATCAAACCAGTAAAACCTGGTGCTCCTCTAACAACATCTCCTGCTGCAGAATCTATCTGACTTAAAAAGTCACCGACACCAGCAAAAAATCCTTCTCCTTCAGGTTTATCTAATCCCCATGTATTACCTATCGGTCTCAATATAAATGGTTCATCAAAACCAAATGTGCTATCATCTCTAGCTGGAATATTATAAGGTAACCTATCCTTGAACTTACCATCATCAAAATACTTTCTGTTATCATTCGAATC